TTCTTGGTTATAGTACTACAAGTTTTTCTTGGTCTCCTTTTGCGGCGCCGACTGCTGCAGGGCAGATGCTTTATTGGAACACTGCTGGGTGGGTGCAAACGGCAACGCCTGGAACCGGACAAATACTTCAATGGAACGGTAGTTCATATATTGCAGTAACACCTGTAGTTTCAGGAACTACTGCTGCCGGTGACTTAACTGGTACATACCCTAACCCAACAATTGCAAAATTGCAAGGCAATACATTAAACCTTACTACTATATCAAATGGAAACTTTCTTTATTATTCCACATATGCAGGCACTAATGCAATTATCTCTACAGGAGCTCCAACTGGCAACGGCTCAGTTATGTATTGGAATGGAGGTTTCTGGACTTCTAGTGTTTCTCTATCAAATGGACAAATACTTCAATGGAACGGAAGTTCATACACGGCTGTAACTCCAATTCTTTCTGGAAGTTCTGCTGGTGGAAACTTAACTGGAACATACCCAAATCCAACGGTTGCCAAGATTAACGGCTCGCCTTTGGGAACAACTACTGGTGCAACTACCGGATACGTTCTTACATGGAACGGTACGGCTTGGGCTCCAGCTGCGGCATCACCATCAGGTGCAGCTGGTGGTGACCTTTCAGGAACTTACCCAAATCCAACGGTTGCCAAGATTCAAGGTATGGCTGTTAGCGGAACCACAAGTCCGTCTAACGGAAGCCTTATGTATTGGGATAACCTTTCTCAGCAATGGCTTTTTACAAACATGAGTTCAACTCCTGGATTTGGCTCTATTGGTAATGGTTCAATTCTTTATTGGGATGGCGGTAAATACACTTTTACACCTTCGCCTAACGGTGGTGGAAACGGTGCGGTTCAATGGAATGATTCTCTAAAAAAATACACAATCGTCGCCATTGCAGGTTCTACGCCAAACAATGATGCGTGGAGTGCAAATCCTCAATCAACAGCCCTTCCGGTGGGAACTTCCCCAGTAGCAATTAACAGTGTTGTTTTTAATACAGATACATACGTTTATTCAAAGTTTTTAATTACTTTTTCTATGGGTCAAGCAAATGCTCAATCTGCTTCCGCAACTCTTTCTGTAAACATTATTGAAGGGCCAAGTAACGCCCTTGTTGCAAACTTTGCGATTGGTCAAGCATTAACAACCACTAGAAATACTTATTCAGGGTCGCTTGTTTATGTGCCACTTTCACCAGTAGTAACAAATTCAACAATGACAATGAGATGCAACTGGAACACAGGAACTGGTCAAATAAACTTCTCTACACTTAGTGTTGTAGGAATCGTCTAAAGAGGCATAATGGGAATCAACACAACAAGCGTAATTACTTGTGATGGATGCAAGACAGAAGTAATTAGCCCATCCATGATAAAATACTACTCATGGGAATAACTACTTCAAGTATAATTACATGTGATGGTTGTAAAGAAGTTCTTGACGGTGAGTCTGATTTCTTTTACCTTCAAACTTCAGTCAATGGAGAACCTAAATCTGCTTTTCCAGGGATAGTAGTGTTTTGTAATAATGATTGTTTAAAGACGTTTGCTAATTCACTTCCTTAGGAGAAACAATGACTGATGTTCGCAATAATATTGTAACTTGGGCCAAATGGGCTGCATCTAACCACGAAAAGTTTAACTACACCGAAGGACCACTACGCATGAGTGGCATTGGCAAGCCTGGCGTACTGCCGGTTAACGCTGACTGCTCTGCTTTTGTCACCCTTTGCTACAATTGGGCTGGCGCACCAGACCCAAACGCTCAATCGTACAATCACACGGGTTACACAGGAACTTTACTTGCTCATGGAACTAAAATTCCTCTTAACCAAGTTCAACCAGGTGATGTTATTGTTTATGGACCAGGAACCGGATGGCACACAGCACTTGTAGTTGACGTATCAGGCGCTAACGCAAAGAACCCTCTAACCATCTCACATGGCCAACAGGGCGACCCTAGTTACGTTCACGTCAATCAAGATGGTCGTTTGCCACAAACATATTTGCGATTTAATACAAACGCAATAAATGCAGCAAGCGCACACGTACCGCCAGCACCTAAGAAGTAAGACGCTACACTTCTAGTATTTACGGAGCTTTCTGTTTGTCAATTCACTTAACTTTTGGTTAGGCTTAATGTCTTCTTTTGTTGTTGTTAGTGGAGGAGCATGGGGAATTGTTAGGATTTACCACAAGCTTATAGTTAGAGCCGTTGCTAATAAAATAGGCGATACAGATGAAATGAAAGAAGACATTAAAAACTTAAATGAGACCATAACGCAAATAAAGAGAGAAGTTACGCCAAACGGTAAAAACACTGAACGCCTTGGAGACACTGCGGCAAGGACTGAAGCAAAAGTCGATATACTTACAGACATAATCAAAAGTTACACAGAAAAAGTTGATGAAGTTGCAATGAAACTAGAACGTCATTTAGGTTTTCATGAAGGAGAAGCCGAATGAAAAATGCTGTAGTTCCTCGCGCAACTAGAACCATGTTTAATTCTGGCAAGCATTGCGTTACATCAAAACCTGGAGACTTAATTTTAGTTGTTCATAATGGTTTTCTTCCTTTTGTAATTCGATTTGGGCAAAGAATTCGCTACTGGGTTCGCAGAAATGTTTTTAGGCAAGCGCAATACAAAAAAGAATTTTGCGCATTTAATCACTCAATGATTGTAATTATTGGAGGAAAAGAAGCCAAAGTATCGCAAATGGAAGCAAAAGGCGGAACAATTGTAGATTTACAAAACTATAAAAGCAAACGCTATGTAGTTGTGAGTCCAATTGAAGCTACAAATGAGCAATTAAATACAGTAGTTCAATTTGGACTCTGGTGTGAAGGAATTAAGTACGGCTGGTTTTCAATCTTTGGAATGATTCTTGATTGCTTTATTCCTACAATAGAATTAGCTCTTGGCTCTGGCCAAAGAATGGTATGTTCTACTGCATCTTCACTTGCCCATCGTTGTATAGGATTAGTACCGGACCAGGCAGACACTAGTGTGTTTCCTGCCGACCTTGCCCGATACTATGATGTAACACTCTAAAGAAAGAACAAGATGCCACTTACATACTACGGTGAATCAACAATTGCTTATCCAGCCATTTTTGGCGGAGTTGCTGCTCCAGCAACATACTATTTTGGTCTTCAAACTACAAATATTTGGTCTGCAACTACTGCAGCCACGTCTGGGGCAACATACGTTATCCCAACAACTTTTGATACATTTGCAACTCCAGGAACTGGAACAAATAGAATCTTTGTTGCTTCATCAACAGGCACCACATCGGGTACCGAACCAAATTGGTCTTCTGTTAGCGCTGGAGGAACAATTGTTGATGGCACAGTAACTTGGCAAGATGTTGCATCAACAACTTCTCCTTTTTGGTTAAGTACTTCACCGTCATTCAATGAAGTATCTATTGCTGGAACAAACTATTCACGAGTTGCTTACTCAAATACAACAACTAATTTTCCTGCGCCAAGTGGAACAAACCCAACTACAGGAACAAATGCAAACATTGTTTCATTTCCAACATCAAGTGCTTCATGGGGAACCCTTGCTGCAATCACTATCCACAATGCAATAACTGGTGGAAATGTAATTGGATTTGCGTATCTTTCTAAGCACTTAACCGTGGCTTCATCTGGAACTACTCCAAGTATTCCTGCTCTTACTGGCTTATCTTTAAGTCTAACTTAATGATTGCTTTACAAGCTCAAAAAGATGGTAAAATTGCACCAAGTGACTCGGTGAAGGAAAAAAGTTAATGGCTCGCACACCATATACAACAAATACTTATGTTGGTGGAGCTCCTACATCACAACTTGATGCTTCAATTTCTTCTTCTGCTACGACAATTGTTGTTGTCAATACAACATCAGGTTGGAACGGACTTGGTTCTGGTGGAGGATTTGCTCTTGCACTTGACTTTGGAAACGCAAATGAAGAAAAGATTTACGTACCTGCCGGTTCTTATTCATGGGGCTCAGGTCCAGTTACTCTTACAGGAATAACACGTGGCTATGATGGAACTAATTCAGTTTCACATAATTCAAATGCTCCTGTTGTTCATATTCTTACATCAGTCGACTTAAAAGAAGCAAACACTGCTGTAGTAAATACAATTGGAAAAGTACAAAATGCTGGCGACCTTCTTATTGGTACTGGTGAAAATGCTCTTACAAATCTTCCAATTGGCCCACAAGGTACAATTCTTTACTCATCAGGTACTGCGGTATCATGGGAATCAGAACCAGCTGGCCCGCAAGGTCCACAGGGAGTTACCGGAGACCCTGGCATTTTAGCAACTGACACTGGAACTCCTCCAGTTGATGAAAACATTCTTTGGCTTGACGAAAATACTCCGGCCGTTGCTCCACAAGGTCCTCAAGGATATCAAGGCGCGCAAGGAGCGCAAGGAGCTAGAGGATACCAGGGGAGCCAGGGAAATCA